GTTAGTATCAAGAAAATTCTTAACCACAGCGAGAGAGAAGAAAGTTTTTCCAGTAGAAGACTCTCCAGCAATAGCAGTAATCTTATTCCCAGATACACCACCAAATATGCTACCTGAAACCAGTGCATTAAAAACGTATGAACCCGTGTCAACATAAGTTTCTGTTTCATCAATGTCTGAAGCAAGTTTGGTGTACTCGCCTCCAATTTCTTTTACGATATCTTTAAGAAAATCCATCAAGCTACCATCCCATATTCTTCACGTAGAATTTTTTTATAAGGAAGACCCTGTTCTCTGAGTTCCTTTACTAGTTTAAGTTTTTGAAACAATGCAACATCTCCACCCAGAGACATGGCTTTAATAATAGTATTCAGTTCTTCGTCATTGATAGGTAGATCCATTCATTCCTCCAAATTTTTTGACTCTGTGCAGATAACCCAATTATACTTCTTTTTTAGTTCGTTTGCAAACCAATATGCAGTGGAAGCCGTCTCAAACAGTTTCCTATTTTTAACAGGAGACAATTCTCCAGGTTCAGCCCAAACCACTACATATTTACTCATGAGAAAAAACTATCCAAACTGATTGATTTTTCCACAGACCATCCAATAGAATCAAGAATAATTTTCATTGGTTCCACGAAAGATTTATTGAACTGAGTATCATAATCGACATATTTTTCCAATCCAAGTTCTCTGGGAAAGTCTTGAATGAATCCAAGAACATTTTCTTGAATTGGATTAGGGATCTTCAAATAAAGAAATTTAATCTTTTCTCCACTTTGAATTGCTGGATACTTTTTATCAAGTCCAGCCTTCTTAGTATAATGATTGTAAAGAATTGCACCTCTTACATGAAATGGTACACCTTTATTATACATGTGTGTCTTTGATACCCACTTATTAATTTCAGAAACACTGCGAGGGAAAGCAATCTCTTCTGGTTGAAGTGATTTAAATTTCTTGCGAGCTTCCTCAATAAACTCAATTACATCATCTTCCCCCTTGGTCATAACGATATTGATTGCATCTTTAATCATCTTCCTACAAGGTGCAGGAGTAGATGTTTTGATGGCTTCAATACCCATCATCTTCAGTTTAGGTTCTTGATATCGAACACCTTCAGAGTCCCACACTCGAAGAATATAACGTTTTTTACCAGTCCAGATTCCACGTTCCGCGATGTTCTCGCGTTTCATGTACATCTTCTGATCATAAGCATTCAGGTAGTCGGCCAGTTCTTGGTAAGAACTTTCAATATACTTTTCAAGTTCCAAGTTACAGACCTTATCAAGGAAATTGACAACTTCATCAGTAGTTTTCTCTCTCCCTTTGAATACAGCATCAACAAAAGGACCCATATTAATATAAATGGAGTCGGTATCCATAGCAATGACATAATCAACCTCCTCAGTTTTGAGAACCTTATTCATATAAGAATTCATCTTTTCTTCAATCCATTGGATGGCTACTTGACCAGATAGAGTAATCGCTTCCGCATTTGCAAGTTTATAGTAACGGAAGTATTCATTACCGATGGCACCATAAGCAGAGTTAAGTGCGATCTTTTTAGCCATCTGAATATTATCACAACGAGAAATCTCTTTTTCCAATTCTTTGGTTGGAGTTTTCTCGTAGGCTTTTTTAGCCTCAATCATCTTCTTTTTGAAGATGACTCGTTCATTATACATCTTCTCCATAAGTTCAGGAAGGAACCCACGAATATCTTTACGGTACATTGCACCGTTGGCACACACAGCATAATTCTTATACATCTCAAACGTCAGTTCTTTTTTAAGAACCTTATCCACAGTCACACTGGGATGACGATTATCCAAAAGAGTTTCTGGACTGATGTTGTATTGCATAATGAGGTGTGGATACAGTGAGTTCAAGTCAAAGTTCACCACCCAATCATATGCACCAGGAACTGGTTCCTTAACATATGCACCAGCATATTTCTCATCCTTAGTATTACGTTCCTTTTGAGGAATCACAATATTCTTTTTGAGGAGATAGTTGTAGATAATTGCATCCCAAGTACGAACTTGATAAGCAATATCATTAAAGTTTACCTTTGCGTCAAATGCACGAGTGAAACAGAGATCAATCAACTTGAGTTTATCCTCAAGTCGGTCTACTAGTTCTACGTCAACAATGTTGTACTCTACAAATTTTTGCCAATTATTTGTATAGAAATCACGAAAAGTATCAAACTCCGAGTGGTCCAACTTATTCTGAGACAACTCCATAAAAGCAATGTGATCGAGTCGATAACTTTCCTGGTTAGGAGTTGCAGGAGACTTCTTATAAAGATCCAGATAGTCAATGATTGACACTCCAGCAATCTCGCAACTCAATTGTTTGCGACCCGAAATCTGTACTTCTTTGACCTTTACAATGTTCCATGGAGAGAATTTTTTAGCAACTTTTTCTCCCATCAATCGTGTAATGCGACCAATCAGATATGGAATATCATAGAGCTCGCAGTTCCATCCAGTAATTACTTCAGGAGTATTGTTCTGCCACCAATCCATAAAGGTATTGATGAGAGAGTACTCATCTTTACAGTAAATGTACTTTACATTTTGTTGAGCAACTTGTGCAGGACGAGATCCAAATGTAGTAATTTGTTTAGTATTATAGTCTTGTACTGTAACCAAAAGAAGTTCCTCGGCACAATTAAAGACATCAGGAAATCCACTTTCAGCAGCAACCTCAATGTCAATTGTTACAAGTTTGATCTTGTTGATATCAAACTTGATTTCATCTTCTGGATACTTTTCTGCGATGTATTGGTAAATGAATCTATCATTTCCAAAAACTTTGAATCCATTCACACCTTCATACTTTTCCAAGAAGTCTTTACAATCTCGGATAGTTCCAGGACGAATAGGTTCAACATTTATACCATCAAGAGTTTTATACTTACTTTCTTTCTTTGATGGAACATAGAATGTGGGATAGAATTCTTCCCTATTTGTAAAATGTTTTCCGTTTTCATAACCTCGGACAAGGATATCATTACCTAGTTGAAAGACATTCGTGTAAAACTTCATTGAATAAGAGTCAAATAATCATTAAGTAGAGGGGTTTTTGGATCAACCAGAGTTAAAATTTTATCTGAAGAGATCATTATGGAATCAGTTGAATCAGTCAACTCATATAGCCATGGCGTAAGTTTTCCATCAAAAATTTGATAGGGGTTAATTAGTTTACAATCAGGTTCTCCTAGTTCGGATACAACTGCACTTATTTTTGAAATTAAGATAGTTCCACTCACTAAAACAAGAACTTGTATATCATCCATTTTTTTCTTCCACAATTACTTCGAAATTTTCAATAAGAGTTTCTTGTTGATCTAGTTCATCAGACTCATCGAAATCATCAAAATCATCATACTCATCAAAATCATCCTCATCCTCTACATCTCCACTCATTCTCATTAAATAAGAATTTTTAACCATCTCATGAGCTTCTACTACACAAACTACCCAAGAAGGATCGATAGCAATAGTTTTGTCTGAGGACAGAACAATCCATGGATAAAAAGAAACTTTTTGTTCTTTTTCTACTTCACCATTACTCTCGAATAATACTTTAGGTGTAAGCAAATTGACCACATAGGGGTTTTCGAAAACTAAAGAGACTACTTTCTCATTAGAATCAACTAGTTCTTTAATATCAGCTATTACATGTTCTCCAGATTTGAGAACAGCCAGTTTTACAGACATACTCACTCCAAGTTTAAAGCCAAGATACCACAAAAAAATGGGGGTGTCAACTGGATTTTGCCAGTTAACCCCCAGCGCCGACGATATTCAAAAATATTTAGGCGCCATCACCATCTGCGGAATTACCACTCCCACCACCGCCTGGATTCTTAGGCATAGCTTTTCCTGCAGGGACTACTTTTGATTTTCCAGTCAACGGATTGTAGATTTTATGCCTAACGGCAGCGGGGTAGGAAATCTGTTTAATGTTTCCGACTTGTTCTAAGAACTGCTTAAAGGATTTCATACACCTTTCGTTTCTGATGTTCAGGAATAATCCTATTTAGTTTGACATGGAGTAGACCATCTTCAAACTTTACATCAGATACCTTAACATCGTCGGATAGTGTCCAGGTTCTCGTAAAGGCCCTCTTTGCCAGACCATTGTGAAGATATTCACCTACTTCTGAAGTTTCTGCCTTCTTCGCTTCAACGAAGAGTTTATTCCATTCGGTAAAAACTTCAATATCTTCTCGTTTGTATCCAGCAAGAGCGATCTCAATACGATACTCTGTCTCACTTTCCTTAATCACATTGTATGGTGGGTAGTTATTATAGGACTCATGTGTAGCCCCGAAGCGATTAAACCACTCATCCATTCCAATACTATACTTCTCAATATCATTTAGAAATTTGTCAATGTTAGCCGTGTTGTACTTAGCGAGTAACATGATAGACCTCCTTAAGCGTCTGTTAGGTTGTATTACGGATCCGAAGACTCCGCTTTAGAGTATGGGCAGTCATATGACCTTTACCCATCATCATTATATATCTAAAAACATAAAAAATGGTACGGAGTAAAACCGTACCATTTTGGGTATGTTCCGAACTTTGTAGAGACCGCACGAAAAGTCGCTACAGAGTTATTTATGATTCTGGTTTTTTCTTCTTTCCAATATTATACTTACTTTCCAAAATCCAGTCATTCTTGTCTTTATAGGACAAGACTTTGATCTGATTCAAAGGTGCTACATCAGTAACAAAATCGGGTTTAGTGATTGTAATTAAACCCCAATCAGAAAGAAGATTGATAATACGATTTCTACGTTGAACATCATTCACCGTAAGATTTGCATGTTTACCATCAAGAGCAAACAGTTCTTTAAAGTGAACAATGTAATAACGGCCCTGTTTATGAAGAATGTGACAGGACTGATAAATTTTCTTTTCCTTGCGCGAGGCAACACCGATACGAGTGAGTGTCTCACGGACTTTCAAGAAATCGTCTGGTTCATTCAGAACCACTTCCACCATTTGATCTTGTGACCAATTGACTTCTGGTTCAACAAAGGTACTCATCTTTTGCCTCCGACATCAAGTTTAGATTTAATATAGTTAATTTGGTCTTTTGTTAGAATTTTCAATGCTTGTTGGGCCTTCTCATTACTATAGCCATAGTATGATTTGACTGCATCAAGATCTTGAATTTTCTCTTTTTTAAGCCACGGAGAAAATCTTTTCCGTTTCCTGACACTATTTAGTAAAAAATCATATTGAAGTCTAGAAGTCAGTTGATGATTGAGATTCATCTCATTTGCAAACATAACCGTATCAATGTGACCTGAAAGACATTTATTCACAACAAATGCTGGATACTTCTTTTCCCATTGAGGATCTCCACCATCCATCAAATAATCTTTTGTGAAGTTAATGGAATTTAGATAGTCTTTTAGTTCGTAACTCATCGGATAATATCAATAGATTCTGGGTTCTTATTCCAAGTCTCAAGTTCTGTGCGAAGACGACCTTCAGACTTCAGAGTTTCATATCGATTAGAGGCCTTTTTCCTCCACCAGTTCACAAGGTGATCAAAATGAAACTTATCATAGTTTTGACCGGGACGTAGAACTTCATCTTGTCCAAGAATGACTTCACGAGCATTCTCAAACCCGTAATCAGAAATATAAAATCTCTTCTGTTCAGTCAGATTTTTTGCATTTGCAATCGCAGTCTGGAACTCCACAACCTTTTGAGAAGGTAAGCTTTTCTTGATGATTGAGATCATCTTTTGTTGGGTCTTGAGTTTCCGACTGGATGCGTCCTCCTTCACCAGAGATTGGTTGTCGTTCCTCTGAATAAACCATTTGTTTAACTCCTGAAAGATCTCATCATGGAGCAGAGGAGTAAAATCACTTTGAGTTAGACCCTTGTACCTCATGTAGGGTTTCAAACCATCATACTGTGATGAGGCTTTTGTAGACCCATAGAGAGAAGTTGTCTCAAAAGAACAAATGTCTGATCCATACTTCTTATTTAACGTCTCACGAGCAGTATGAGAACAACAAAGAAGTGCGAGGAGTTTACCTCCGAGATAATTAAATCCAAAAGGTTGTGTAGGTACAATGATAAATCCCATGATTGCATGACGATTAAACCTAGACAACTCGGGAGTTTGTCCAAGCCAATCATTGCGGGGTTTTGAATTAATAGTTGGAGATCCAAATCGACAGAAACCAACAATCTTCTGCGTGTTAGTTTCTTGGACAATCCACTTTAGTGATTTACCAGGAATACTATCTTCAATCGCATGAGAAGTAGTAATCTGAAGTCTTTCGTTGAAATATTCATTTGTAAATCCACCTCTTTCTCCTGCAGGATAAACTTTGAAGTTCATATCCTGTGGGTGCATATCAAAAGCATCAAACATGTCATCCTCGGGACCAATCCCAAGAATGGATGACGGCATTTGTTCCATTCTATCCAATTTCACATTACGCAGATATTCATCGATTCTACCCATGTTGGAGAAGTAATCGATGAAT